AAAAGGTACTAATTAAAAAATTGATGTTTAAGGTGTAGTTGCTAGTCAACTGGGTATGATGGTGGGGTAACAAAATTCATATGGCTAAAAAAACTTGGGTAAGAAAAGAAAAAATAGCTGATGTGGGTAAGTGTAGGTATTGTAAAATAGATATGATCTCTACTGATTCTTTTGTAGCCTTTGCTAATCATACTAAGGCTCATTATAAATGTATGAAAGAAGATGATATAAAAAAGACGACCATTTCTGATCGTCTATAATTTTATTGTTCTATTGATTTAATTTCTTCCTCAATGTATGAGTCAGATATATCCTTATATGAATTGGGATTAGGATATAGTTTTTCATTTCTTACTTGGTTACATCTATTAATCTCAGGAAACTTATCTTCATATTTTAAATGACTAGTAAAGTTTTCAAAGTTAAATCCTTCTGTGAAATAACTTACCTGAACATCAAAAAAATGGGCCAAAGAACCCATCAAAAATGCACTTAATCCATTAGCACCTTTTTCATATTTTTGAATTTGTTGAAAAGTTACATTGATTTCACTTGCAACCTTTGATTGATTCAATTGTTTTTTTAACCTTATATTTCTTAGTTTAGTTCCAACATGAATATTAAATCTAATACTGTTGGGGTCTTTTGGTTTTGCAGACATGAATAGCCTTCCTTTCTAGTTAGTTTTTCAATTATAAAACTATTTATTGTTCGTAAATAGCTTTTGCGTCTTTATTTTGAGCTTGAACAATTCGTCTTACTAATTGTTTATACTCAATATAGTCCTGGTATGTATGAATACACATTCTTTTATCTACAGAGGCCATAATTTTATTGTGGCATTTTTGTAGTTTTCCATACAATCTAGGAATATCATTGCTTAGGTTCATTCCCATCCTCCTTTTTCTTTATAATTGAATGCACCAAACTTTTATGCGTTATTTCTTTTACAACCGCATTATCTGTTGCATTCATTTGACTTGTTGCCTTCTCAACAGAATCAAATTCTTCTTCTAAAGTTGCAGAAAATTCATAATAATATGTTTTTTTACAACTCATAGTAATTATTGACTTTTAATTTACTGTTTTTTATATCTTTAGTCAACATATACTTTCTCATAAAAACATTGTCTGATTTTATCAATTTTAACTTCTCAGCTTTTTTTAATAAAATACTTATTCTTTGTTTGGTTATGTTTAATGCTTTTCCTATTTCATCTAGCTTGGGAAAACATTCATTCTCATCATAATAAATAGACATAAAGTCTATGATTTCTTTTATTCTTGGACTATAAAATATCTTAGCCATTATTCATCCTTCTCTTTCATATTCTGAATCATATTTTGTAAAAGTTTATTATATCCTGCAATATCTTTGTGAGTATCTTCTTTGTAAATGTCTTTCTTAGTTCCATCATCAATAGTTCTGGTTAACTTTAATATAATCATAAGCTGTGGAACAAGAGTAATTGGAACTTTAATTTTGTGCCCATTAATTACTTCTAGTGTTGATTGAATAAAATTTGCAATAATGTATGCGTTTTTATCAAAATCTCCATATTCCATTTGTTTCTTTTCAAGCATTTGCTTGACCATCTTCTCACCTATATCTATCCATTTAACATTATCATCTGACATACATTTTCCTTTTTTTAATTTTATTTACAAATACATCCATAAAAAATTCCACTACCATCATTCATAATGTTTTCATTAAATGGTAAATCAACATAGGTTGTTAATTTTAATCTAACTATTTCACAAAGATTAAAGCAATCTATAGAACCAATTAATTTTATATTTTCTAACATCTGTTTTGTTACTGGGTACAAACTATAAAGACCATCATTTAAAATAATTAAATCCATAATTAAAAGGGGTGGCAGTTAACCAACTTAACAGGGAACTAAAATATCTACCACCCCATCCATTACAAGTTATATTTCTTTTGGTTTTCTTTCTTGTAATTTGTGAACAATTTTACCATCTGGTTTAGTATTAATCCATTCAGTAAGATTGATTGTATCTCCTTGTTTTAAATCTTGGCTGACCTTAAATGATCCCCAATATTTTTCAGGATTTTCATTATCTCTATTTAAAAATCCTTCACCTTCTTTTAATTCAAACGCCATAGTTTAACTCCTTTTATTGTTATGTTTGATTCTTAATGCGTTAAATGTTTTAAAATTATCAGACTTGAAAAACGCATCCCAATTTCCAGCCTTACTTATTCTAGTCTTGAGGTTTTCTAATTCACTCTTTAAGACTGTAGAATTTTTTTTATCTTTATTTTGTTCAATAACATCTAATTGAGTTGCAATATAAATATCATCTATTTTATCTTCCTTATGAACTGGTTTAGATAATTGAGCAGTAAATGGTGTAGCATTATAACCATCTTCCATATCCTTTGCTTCAACCTCATCATCTTTCATTCCAGTTTTTAAATTTAAAGCATTTAAAAAAGCATACTTTCTTGAATATGACATACAGTTTCCTGATCCATATTTATCTGTCTTAGCAAGAGCATGAGTTTCAATTTCAATAAATGAAGATGGCTCATCCACATCCACAATAGTCATCTTACAAGTAGTTCTGACAAACATATCTTCAATTCTAAAATCTTTGTAAGTACAGTAAGCATATAAATTATTTTTAATTAATGCTTCCATAGCAACAGATTGGACGGCATCATGTTCCAATGGGTTGAAATTCATGCCACCTTTCTTCTCAGTCTTTATAACCATTCTAGCCTCAGCAGAAGCTAATCTTAACTTTTTGTATATATTATTTGTCATTTTTTCCTTTCTTTATTTTTGGTGTTGGCCTTAATGTTTCAAGCATTCTGTCTTTAAATGCTATTTCATCTTTTAAGTTTTTTATTTTTTCTTTATATTTGTCATCAATAGTTCTTATAGTTTCATCTCTTTCTAACATTTTTTTTGAGTATAATTTATTATCTCTTTCAAGAGATCTTATATTTGTTTGCATCTTTGCAAGTTCCATCATTATTTTCTGATCGTCCATTATTTTTTCTCCTTATAGTTTTTCATAAAAGTCTTCCAATCTTTGCATGTCTTCTTCTTCATAGTTTTCTAACATAAAATTAGATTTGTAGTTTCTAATTTCTGACCAATCCACACCAATTATCATAGCAAGTTTTTTCATATCTCCATTTGCCATTCTCAACATTTCCTGTCTTTGAATATTAATTTGAATAAATTTTTTAAAGAAATATTCAAGGCCCTTAGGGGTTAGTTCCCAACAATTATTAGGGGTAAAAATAGTATAATCATTATCCCCAACATAAATTAAATAAGGTTTATATTTATTTTCAAAATGCTTTGAATAAATTGCTATTTGAATACAATGAGTAAATTGAGGATATTTTATTTGTTGAGATTTAGAATAAACCCAATCTCCAAGTCTATTATCATTTGGTTTATCATCTTTCTTAGGTTTTTTTAGTTGGTTTTTTAATGGTTTTAAACTTACACTACCAAATCTATTTTTATGTTCAGTTATCTTTTTTTCACTATCATTAATACAATCAATAAAACCTTCGTTGGCTATATTTAATGTTTGGCCCATATATTTATTATCATACCAATCAGAAAAACTTTTTTCAGAAGACCATCCTGAAAAATTATTTGATACTTCATTAATAGCTTCTAAATGTCTTTCAACATATCCTTTAATATTTTTTAAAATAAATTGTGATTTAATTTTTTGTTTTTCTTCAAAGTTAAACTGTTCAATATGATTTTTAAAAGCAAGTTCTACATCCTCAATGTTTGCCTGACCTACTAATATATTTTGAAACCATTCATGAATAAATGTACCAGCTTTAAAACTAATAGACGGTCTTTCTTTTTTAAATTTTAAGTATGGGAATAGATGATATTTATTATACCACATCCAATTAGATAATGCTGTTTGACTAGGTGAAGTTGTTGCTTTATTAAAATCACCTTCAGTCCAAGCTAAATCTGTAAATCTTTCCTTCATCTAATAAAGTATTTACAAAATATTTACAAATAAGTCAATACTTTTATTTGATTTATTTTTAAAATAATATATCTATTATAAATGAGTATTGAAAAGGTGGATTTAAAGTGGGAAGAAATATTATCAGGTGCTTCAACTGGTATTGTTAGAGAAGTGGAAAGTTTAAGGCAAGATATTAAATGGGGTCATGGTGCTCAATTTGATCGCTATCAAAAGTGGGGAAAAAGTCTATCAGGAACTTTATGCGAAATGGCCTTAGCTAAAAAAATGAAATCTTATTTTAGTCATTCAGTTAATAATTTTTATGGGAAAGATTTAATCATAAATGATAAACCTGTTCAAGTAAGATCACAATTAAATTCAAAGATTAACAAAGCACTTATTATAAGACAAGGACACAAACCTGAAGATTATTATTTCTATGTAAGTGATGATACTCCAACTTTTTATTTCTATGGCTACATTCAAGCAAAAGATTGTCAAAAATATGGCACATGGACAGATTTCAATAAAAATAGGCCTCATGTATGGTCTATTCCAGTTGATAAACTAAAACCAATATCTGAGTTTATAAATGAAATCTAGTTTAGAGCCATTCTTAAAGGTAGAACATTCCTTATTGGATAATGAGGTGCTAACATCTACTGAGAAATGCCTCTATATGCTCCTGAGAAGGCTTGAGAGTGCTCCTAAAGGGTGTACTCCTTCCTATGCCTACCTAAAAAGAAAACTTAAAATAAAGGACAAGAGGACGG